GACGCCTCCGCAGGCCAGAACTCCGTACGAGCCTCTGCTGAAGCCTGTGTTTGTGCCCCCAGCCAAGGTCAAACCGGAGACCAAACCTGAGGTCAAGTCTGAGCCGGCACCTGAGCCTTTGGCTGAGGTGTCTGAGCCTCCGGCCAAGGCAGAACCTGAGCCCCCGGCCAAGCCCAAAAAGCTCAGAGATGGATACTCAGGTCGCGCAGCAGACGGGGGACTCAAACCCCACATCACGGGGCACCATCGGGAGGAGGGTAAGCCTCGTGGAAACCGCAAAAAGCCTCGTGGAAGGAGCCCATTCTTACCGGACACGCAGAGTAAGGTTGCTGAGGTGCCAGAGGGTCCAACCCCTCAGGTTTTGTCTGTCGGTCAGACGTCTTATGCAGTTCAAGATGGACTCGAGAGTTCGGACTACGATCTGAGGTGTGATGCAGTCCGTACGGAGCGCATGGCCCTCCTGGTTGCAAGTGGGATCAACATGCTGATCGCCGCTGCAGCCATGGGACTGAAGATAGACAAAGTAAGAACCTGGAATGCGCGGGGCCGACGAGACATTGCCGAGGGCACAGACACGCCCTTCGCCCGATGGTGGAGTGCCATGCTCGTGGCCAAGGCCAGCTGCGAAGCCAACTGGGTTTCGCGCCTGAACGAGGGAGCGGTCACGGACTGGCGAGCTGCTGCGTTCATGCTCGAACGTCGTTTCCATGTGCGATGGGCCAACCGCCCCGCCCTCAATAAGGAGGTCGAAGCCTCGGAAGTGGCGGGCAAGAGTGCTCAAGAACTCTTGGTCATGTTGCAGGCGATGAAGGAAGGAAGGTCCCTTTCCGCTGACACGTCCGGTGTACCCAAGCCCTACGAACCCCCGCGGGATAGGTTGGGGCGAAACATGGAGTTCGCGGGGATCAAGGATGAAGATGAATAATACCACCATTGGCACTTCGATGACCAAGCTTTCCCGAGTCGTGTTTGCGATGCCCGTACAAGACCCCTCCGCCCAGGGCTTGTTTGAGCGTCGAGACTTCCGGTCAGACAATGCCCGCGTGACCCTGGAGAGGTCCGAAGACGGTACTATCTACATCACCTCCATCACGGGTGCCCAAGTGGTAGCGTCGGGTATCCCCTATTGGTGTAACCCGATGCGGGAAGAGGCGTGTGCGCAAACAGGGACAGTAAAGGAAGTCCCTAAAAAGGAACAAGACCGGCCCCAGTCAGGAACCCTCCTCCCTGTCACCCAGTCCCAAGCTCATCCCATGGAAAGGAAGAGCAAGAGGTGGAATGTCTAAACTCATCGGAACGGATTTCGCCGAGCGCTGCCGCCAGGTGGGTGAACAACTCGAGGCCGACAACGAGCAACGCCTGAACCGCCAGGCTCAGGCTTCACATGAGTATGAAGGAAACCACGTCTACTACCTGGTCGTGTCCCCCTTGGGCGAGGACGTGATGGTGTCCTCCATAGAAGACTTCCCGCTATTAGGACGGCTCCGAGCGGCAGGCCGAAACTATGACGTGGCCTGTACCAATCTACGTCTCCTCTACGCCCATCGCCTGACCAAGTTCAAGTTGCTACCAGACCTGGACACGGCCCGTGCGTATGCAGCCAAGTGCATATTTAGGGTCAGTCAGTAGCCACGACCGAGGCTTTCCAGCCCGATCGGCGAAAGTATTCTTGTAGATCGATGCGTGTCTTCCCTACGGCCCAGCGCAAGATGGGGGCCGCGTACACGCATCGCTCCTCGCCGTCTTCGCAGCGTTCGACTTCCAGCCCTGCCACGAAGTGCGGTGCGACTACCCGGACAAGCATGGGTTGGCCTTGTTGACGGCACGGACCACCCGGCGCTTGGCCCTCTGTTCGATCGCCGCGTCGTGCGCCTGCCACTTGGGCGAGTAGGTCGCTTCGAGCGAGTGGGAGAGTTCCACGTAGCGCTGCCACAGGAGTGCCCGCTCGTAGGGGTTGTCGATTGCGCGCCGCATCTTCTTGCGCAGTGCCCGCATCTCGCCCCAATGGTCGTGTTCGCTCTTCATTCCTTGGGTCTAGGGCAACCAATAGCGGAGGTCGAGCACCCTTCGCTCAATGGCCCCCCGCACGAGTAAGCGCCCTACGCCTCCCTCGACACTCAAGGTACACGTACCTGAGAAGATCGGGAAGAAGCCCAAGGAGGACAAACACCTTCCGAAGGTCCAGAAGAAGTCTGGGAGCCGATACACCGAGTCAGGGGCCGCCACGCCTTGGTACCTGCTGGAGGGCAAGGAGGCCGCGGACGCTCTCTTCTCTCGGGTGAACGGGCTGCGCCTCGTTCAACTGACAGCTTACCGGCGAGAAGTCCTGGAGAACATGCGCCTGTACGCGGGCTCCATGAACGTGAATGGTACCCGCAACACGTTGTTCGGCAAGCAGCTCCGCTACAACTTGATCAAGAGCATCACGGACACGGGCGCGTCCATGATGAGTGCGGCCCGGACCCTTCCGTTCTGCCAGACCAGGGGCGCGAACTGGAAGCTCCGCAGGAAAGTATTATTGAGGAACCAGGCGATCCAGCAACAGGTGCAGGCGATCGGTCTGTTCGAAGAGGTGGACAAGGCCATCATCGATGCGTTGGTGTGTCGCCTCGGGGCAGTCAAGTTCTTCGAGGACTCGGATACCGAGGGGGCCATGACCGCTTGCGAGCGGGTCCTTCCCCTCTCCCTGATTTGGGACCCTCAGGCTGCGGTCACGGGGGAGATAAGGGAGCTCCACCATATCGCGCCCTACAACCGGGACGTGCTGATCGAGCTGTACCCTGAGCATATTGACTGCATCAAGAGAGCCCCCGGGCCCGGCCCGCTCGACAAGACCGACTTCCAGTTAGAGACCAGCTCGGACGCGAACCTGGTCATGGTGTACGAGGGTTGGAAGCTTCCCTCGGCTGCAGAAGCGAAGGACGGGAGGCATTCATTCTCCATCCAAGGGGCGGAGCTGATCGGGGACGAGTGGACCACGATGCGCCTCCCGTTTGGGATTCTACGTGGGTGGGAACCGCCCCAACTCGGTTTGCCTGGCGTGTCCTTGGTCGACGTCTGCAAGCCTGCCCAGCTCCGCATTGAACAACTCGCGGACCACGTCCAACGTTGTCAGACCCTGGGGAGCACGGCACGTGTGTTCCTGAAGAAGGGCTCCATGGTCGAGCCCGAGCAGGTCACGAACAGTGCAGTCCAAATCCATCTGTACGATGGGGACACGCCCCCGGCCTTCTTCACGGTCGATGCCACGCCTCATGACCTGGAAGCCACCATTGAGAACATCAGGGAACAGACCCTTTCCATGTTGGGCATGACCCAGCAACAGGTGGCTGGTCAGACCCCCACGGGCGTTACCTCAGCCGTGGGTCAACGTGCCGCCGAGGACATCTCCTCGAAGAGGCACGTCCGACCCCTCCGCTTCCTCGAACGGTTCCTGCTCCAGTGCTCCCAAGCCATGGTCGACACGAACGACCGGGTAGCCGTGGACAATCCCGCCTTCCAGGTGGATCGAGCTGCACGCAATGCTTGGCTCCTGTCCTCCAAGTGGAAGGACATCATGGTGGAGCCGACCGAGGCCAAGATGGCCGTGCTCCCCGTGTCTCAGCTCGTGGGCAGCACTGCCGCGCAGTTTGACACGGTCCAAAGTTGGGTGGAGGCGGGGTGGTGCACGCAGCAGACCGCGAAGATGCTCTCCGCCATGCCGGACACGGAAGGCCAAGCGGACGATGACACCGAAGACACCCTGTACAGCCAGTACCTCATTGACCAAATCCTAGACAACAAGGTAGTGGGCATCCCGCCTGAGTTGGATGTGGCCGTGTTCGGGCCTTTGTTGCGTACGGAGTACCTGAAGGCCAAGCGCGAGGGTGCAGACCCGGAAGTGCTGACTCAGTTCCGGCGTCTGATGGACACGGTGAAGGGGAGAGCCGATGCAGTGGCCGCGGCCAATGCACCTCCACCTCCAGACCCGGGGACACTCCCACCCATGGGGCCAGGGCCTGGGGGTCCTGGGGCTACCCCAGGTGCTTTGCCCCCTGGCGGGGAGATAGCCTTGCCCCAGGCCGATCCGATGGCTTTACCCCCCGGCGCCCCGCCCCCGAGCTAGTCTCAACTGCTCGCGCAGCGCGTCCAATCCTGTGAGCGGCGCGCGCCCGTTGTTATAGGGTCTGCGGACTCGCGTAGCGCGCGCGGCCTGGCGTTCTGCACGCAACTGACATCGTGTTTTAGGAATGTGCAGGTCACGCGCAGCCCACTCGTACGTGTACCGAGAGTGCCCCGCGATCTTGTCTAGCCGGCTAGCGTCCACCTTCTGGTGGTCCGCGTATCCATCCATCTCATCACGCAACTCGTGGAGGTCTGTGAAGGGCATCGGGCAATCAAGATAGCAGGGCATTCACGGTTCGGGCATGAGCCAAGACACTCCTGTAGTTGAAGCCCCTGCCCCTGCTCCCTCTCCTCCCAAGGACACAGGCGAGCGCAAACCAGACTCGATTGGACAAAGGCGAGCGGCCTTTCTCGAGAAGGTGAACAGCGCCATTGCAGCGGGGGCCACTCCCGAGCCCGCTCCCCATGTGGAAGGGGAGACCCCGGCCCCCGAGACGGAAACCCCTCCTCCCGTGGAAGGGGAGAAGGTTGAGGGAGAGCCCACTCCCCCGCCCAAGGCAGAGGGAGAGAGCCCCAAACAATATGCACACAGGGTAGCTGCGGCACAACTGGCCACACAACGTGCAGAGGCCAAGGCCCTTGCAGAAGGTGAACGTGCCAAAGCAAGTGAAGCGAAGCTCGCTGAGCTCCAAGCCAAGCTCGATGCAGCGGCCAAGGACCCGAAGATCGCTCTCGCTCTCGCTGGGATGGACCCTGTCTCGTTCGCCGAGGCCATGCGAGACGGGAAGATCACAGCGGCTCAGGTCCAGGAGGCGAAGCTTGAACTTCCCCCGGAGGTCCTTGAACTGATCGAACAGGGCAAGGCGGCCAAGAAGAAGGCCGAACAAGATGCCCTTGCTGCACAAGAGGCTGAGGTCCGATCCGAAAACCTGAAAAAGGTGAGTGAGGTGGTGAATCAGCCTGATTTCCAGGCCGATTTCCCCGCACTCGGAGGTGCCATAAATACGGCCGAACGGTTGCTCGGCTACATTACGTTGCAGATGGAGCAGACAGGGGAAGAGCCCGATTTCCGCGCCGTCGCGAAGCTGTTCAATGACGGTCTGCTCAAGGAAGCGACCCAACTTCTTGGGCATAAACCTTCCCTGAAAGCCCTGTTGGGCAACGCCGAGTTGAAGGCTGCCATCCTCGAAGAGCTGCAGCCATCAGCACCCGTTTCCGCCACTGCCCCGGCCAAGCCATCCGAGAAGGGGACGCCTCCGAAGACGATCACTCACAAGGTGGCGTCCACGGTCCCTAGTCGTGCGCCCGGAAGGACCAGCTCCGCTGATCTGGCCGCGCGTATCAACTCCACGATTCTTGGAAGGTAGGTTTCTAGATGGCTGCTCCCGCGAATGCTCTGTCTTCGATTCTGAAGACTGTTTATGACGATCGCTTCGACAAAAACGCCCTCGCGCGCACGTCGAAGCTCATGGCTCTGATTTCTCACGAAGAAGATTTCTTTGGAGCCACCTTTGATTGGTCTGTCGCCTATGCAGGGCTCGGCGGACGCTCGCACTCCATCACGGCAGCGGAGGCCAATGACGTGAACGGCGCGTACGCGCGGTTCTCTGTCGCTCCTCGCCATGACTATGACACTCGCATCATGAACGGTGCGCTCGTTCGAGCTGCCCTGAAGGGTGGAGTGACGACGCAGTTCCTGGACTACCTGACCCAGGAGATGCAGCTGGCGCAGGACACGCTCAACCAGAACCTTGCCCGAGGCGCTTACGCTTCCGAGACGGGCCGGCGTGGCATCCGTGGAACTCTCGCGGGCAACATCCTGACTCTCTCTGTCCCCTCTGATGCCCTCTACTGGAACATCGGAGACAAGGTCAAGGCCGGTGCCCTCGATGGTGGTCCGCTCCGGGCCGGTACCGGAGCTGTGCTGACTGGCGTGGACACGGCCAATGGCACGCTCACCTCCACCACTTGGGCCAACATCACGGGGTTCCTGGATGGGGACAGCATGTACGTGGAAGGTGACTGGAATGCCTCCTATCACGGACTTTCGTCCTACTGCCCTGCCGTCGCTCCTGCTCCTGGTGATGCAGTCTTCGGTGCAGGCGTGGATCGAAGCGTGAACCCCGAGGCTCTTGCGGGAGTCCGACTGAACACGACCGGCGCGAACATCGAGACCGTACTCATCACGTCCATGGCCTACTTGAAGACTCGCCCTGGTGGCGCGTACAAGAACGCCAAGATCATGTGCAGTGAGATCGACTTCGCCGGTATTCAGGTGGCGAAGGAAGGCTCTCGCTTCATCGATGATAGCGGGCCCTACGAGATGGGTATCGAGGCGTTCAAGGTCGGTACGAACACCGTGGTCCCAGACGTGTTCTGCCCGCAGGGAACGTTCTTCGTGATCGGTGAAGGCGCGTTCGAGCTTCACTCCATCTCGGGCGTGTCCATCGATGAGAACGATGGTCTGTCCATGCGCAAGGCTGCAGGGGACAACTACACCCTGGCCGCGCTCATTGATGGAAATTTCATTTGTCCCAAGCCTCACGGTTTGGCGCGGGGTCCCTGGCCGGCACAGTAAGCCGCTCGGTCTGGTTTAAACAGTGCGGTCCGCCCTGCTCGTGCTAGCGTTGGCTAGAGGGCAAGGATGACCAAAACCTGTTCAATCGAAGGTTGTGATAAACCCCTGCGCGCGTCAAACGCGATAGGGGTTTGTCGCGCGCATAGGCGTCAGGCCGCTGCCTCGCGCGAGTACAATAAGGAGTATCACTCCCGCCCAGAAGTGCTGGCTCGTGCGAGGCAACGGAACGCGAGCGAAGAGCGACGGGCAAAAAAGAGCGCGCAGCAGAAGAAGCGCTACGCGGAAGACGCGGAGTATCGTGCCCGTGACGCTGAGGCTAAGCGTGTCTATTACGAGAAGAACAAGGCCGCCGCAATCGAGCGTGCGAATGCCTGGCAAATCGCAAACCCAGAGCGACGCGCCGAGATCAGACAGGCATGGAGCCGTCAGAACAAGGACTCGGTCAACCAGCAGACGCGCCTGCGCCG